GAACGTGATGCTAACGTTATTGCAAAACAAACTCGTAGAGGTAAAGGTAACGTATTGATTGTTTCTTCAGACGTTGCTTCCGCTATGGCAATGGCTGGTGTTCTTTCTTACACACCTGCACTATCTGCTGACCTACAAGTTGATGACACGGGCAATACATTTGCTGGTTTGTTACACGGTCGTATCAAAGTTTACATTGACCCATATTTTGGTGGATATGCATCTAACCAAGAATTGGTAACAGTTGGTTATAAGGGTTCTTCTCCTTATGACGCTGGTTTGTTCTACTGCCCATACGTTCCTCTACAAATGGTTCGTGCAGTTGACCAGTTCACATTCCAACCAAAAATTGGATTCAAGACTCGTTACGGCATGGTTGCAAACCCATTCTCACAAGGTATTACACCTTCAAATGGCCAGTTGACACCACGTTCGAACGTTTACTACCGTATTTTCGGTGTAAAGAACTTGATGTAATCATCCCTCGGGATGGGAAGTCACCACTAAGAGTGACATTTAAAGACCACCTTCGGGTGGTCTTTTTTTTGGCTCCTAAATACTACAGAGGAGAATTAAATGACGGCCATTACAAGAGCACCACAGAATACCAATTATCTACAACCAACCAAGTTCTTGTTGGTGTTTAATCGTTCGCCTGCAACACAATACTTTTGTCAAAGTGTTAATCTTCCTGGTGTATCTGTCGATCCTATTACACGTTCTACACCAACTTTGGAAACAAGTTATCCAAGTAATAAGATTAATTATGAAGATTTGCAGATTACTTTCACGATTGATGAAGCAATGGAAAGTTGGAAACAAATGTATGATTGGTTCCGCACTATGGCATATCATGACCAAAATATTAAAAAAGATTTGGTGGAACAATATGGTGGCAAATTAGTATCTGATGGAATATTAACTGTATTATCATCTTTAAACAATCCACTATTTCGTATTCAATTTGCAGACATGTATCCAGTTTCTTTATCTGATGTACAGTTTGACACCAAAACTTCTGCTGATGATATTCTAACGGCCTCAGTTACTTTTAAATACACACATTTTGATATATTACCACTAAACGCTTGACATTTATTATATTATATGATATGATGGTATTTTTACCAACCACTTTATTATGGAAAATTTAGAACAAGTACTTAAATATTGGCAACAAGATACTGAGATAGACCAGACAGAACCTGGCAAAGAATTGTTGAAGATTCCGACTCTACACAATAAGTATCTTTCAATCTTAACCAAACACAAGATTGCTTCCAAGAAGGCACACTTTGACTATCTACGTATGCGTAAGGTCAAATGGGAATACTTTACGGGTAAAATGTCTCAAGAAGACCTGCAAGACTATGGTTGGCAACCCTTTCAATTTACACTCAAAGCCGACATTACTACATATTTGGAAGCAGACAATGACTTGATTAAGTTATTGGAAAAGAAAGTGTATCATGAGGAAGTGGTGTCTGTTATTGAATCAATCATGAGTGAATTGAAACAAAGAACATGGCAACTACGTGACTTTATATCGTGGGAGAAATTCATTGGTGGACAGTAAAACACAAAAGAATAGAGAACGTAAAGCTCGTAGAAACCACAGAGACAGACAAATTATCAGAATAAATTTTGGTAAATACAAAGGTTTTTATTTCAAAGATATTCCTACAGAATATTTGCAATGGGCAGCTAAAAACTGGGTTGAACCACAATACAGACCCATACTAACATTGGTGGTTGAAGAAATTGAATACAGATATTTTAATAAGTAAAAAAGACGAAGTATTCGCCAAAATAATTTGTGAAAGACATATTGCAAAAGAACTTTCAGAATACTTTACCTTCTTTGTACCTGGACACCAATTTGTTCCAGCGTTCCGTAACAAGATTTGGGACGGTCGGATAAGACTATTCAATCTACAGACTAGTCAGATATATCTTGGCCTTCTTCCTTACGTGGAAGACTTCTTCCGTGAACGTGAGTACACATTTGAATATGATGATACTAGAGCAGATGTAGAAGATGACTTCTCAATTTATTTGGCCAAGAAGTTTGCAGAAGATTTAAATCTACATTCACGTGGCCAACCAGTTGATGTTAGAGACTATCAACTAGATGCATTTATTCATGCAATGCAAAGACGTAGAGCTTTGTTATTATCTCCAACTGCATCTGGTAAGTCACTAATCATATATTTAATTTGTAGGCAATTACTTGACTATCAAGGCCTCAAAGGTTTGATTATTGTTCCAACAACATCTTTGGTTGAACAATTATATGGAGATTTTGGTGACTATGCCAGTGAATCTACTTTTAAAAACTATATGCATGTACACCGAATATATCAAGGCAAAGAGAAGACCACAGATAAAGCAATTACTATTTCTACGTGGCAGTCTCTATATAACATGCCAAAAGAATACTTTGAACAATTTGACTATGTGATTGGTGATGAGGCACACCTATTCAAGGCACAATCACTTACGTCTATTCTAACATCTTGCACGAATGCCAAGTATCGTATTGGTCTAACTGGTACATTAGATGGTACTAAGACACATAAACTGGTGTTAGAAGGATTATTTGGTAAGGTTAAACAAGTAACCACGACCAGAGAGTTAATCGACAATAAACAAGTTTCTGATTTTGAAATTAAATGTTTGGTTCTTAAATATAATGATGATATCTGCCAACAAATAAAAGATAAAACATACCAAGAAGAAATAGAGTTTTTAATTTCTAATGAACAACGCAATAAGTTTATAAGAAACCTTACTATATCATTAGGTACGAATACATTAGTTTTGTATCAAATGGTTGAAAAACATGGTAAAATACTGTATAATATGATTAAGGACAAAGCTGTTGACCGCAAAGTCTTTTTTGTTTCTGGTAATACAGATACAGATGCACGTGAGGAAATTAGACGAATAATGGAGAAAGAAAATGATGCTATTGTTGTGGCTTCTTTTGGGACTTTTTCTACTGGAATTAACATTAGGAATTTGCATAACATTATATTTGCGTCACCATCTAAATCAAGAGTGCGAAATTTGCAATCGATTGGAAGAGGATTACGACAAGCTGAAGGCAAAATTAAAGCAACTCTTTATGACATAGCTGATGACTTGAGATATAAGAAACATATGAATTTCACTTTAAAACATTTCGTGGAAAGAGTTAAAATATATAATGAAGAGAAGTTCTCTTTTAAGATTTATAAGATAGGAATTAAAAATGCTTGACTTAGTAAAAATTGTTAGGTTCAGAGATGGTGTGGACGTTATCACAACAAGAACATTATTAACAAAAGACTTGGTTGAATTGGATAATCCAATGATGTTTGAAGTTCGCAATTCTCATTTGGTGTTGGAACAATGGTTACCTTTGTCTGTAATGGAAGGTGATACAGTAACTATTGAATCCAAAGAAATACTTTGCGAGATGTGTCCAAACTCAGACTTTGCAGAATATTATGTGGAAACGATCCGTAAGTTGAAACGTGCGTTAAGCCGAGAAAAAGATGAACCCCGTGATGAGGAAAGTATGAAAGATTTGTTAACAGCATTGATAGAACTGGAAACAGCTAATAATGTGGTTATGCATTGAATCAGCAAACTTAAAGGGGGGACATAGAGAAATATACAGGTTGTCAAGCCCTTTGTCAACAGCTTTTGATGGTACATTTGAAATGAAAGAACTATGAGTAAAATTAAACACTATATTAATAACGCCGATTTCCTTGAGGCTTTGGTTGAATACAAGACCAAAAGTCTAGAGGCAAAAAAGAACAACACACCTGAACCTGCAATACCCAATTACATTGGGGAATGTTTCATGAAAATTGCTGAGGGCCTGTCACATAAACCAAACTTTATCAATTACTCATACCGAGATGAGATGATGTCAGATGGTATCGAAAACTGCCTACAGTACTTCAACAACTTTGATCCTGAGAAGTCCAAAAATCCATTCGCATATTTCACACAAGTGATTTACTTTGCTTTTTTACGTAGGATTCAAAAAGAGAAAAAACAGCTTTATGTAAAATACAAAGCTACCGAAATGTTTGGTATTTTAGATGAATTTGAAATGATGGAAGGTGAAGATGGCCATTCAAAACAATTTGAATTATACGACAACATTTCTGAATTTATTGGCAACTATGAAGATGCCAGAGAGTTGAAGAAAGAAGCGGCAACTAAAATGAAGTTGAAAGCTTTGGAAAAGTTTTTTGATGATGATGAGGTAACAGAGGAGAAACCACTATGAAAATTGGTTTTACTTGTTCCACTTTTGATTTGTTCCACGCAGGTCATGTAATGATGTTGAAAGAGGCAAAGACTCAATGTGATTATTTGATTGTTGGATTACAGTCTGATCCAACCATTGATAGACCGGAAACTAAAAACAAACCGGTACAAACACTCTTTGAACGATACATCCAACTTGATGCCTGTAAGTATGTTGATGAAATTATACCATATGAAACGGAAAAAGAGTTGATGGACCTATTGCTTTCTTATCCAATTAGTGTTAGAATCATTGGAGAGGAGTACAAAGATACGCAATTCACTGGTTGTGACTTGCCAATTGAACTCCATTTCAATAGTCGTAAACATAGTTTTTCCACAACCAATCTACGCAGGATGGTTTATGAGAAAGAAACATTGAAAAATAAATGGTAATGAAAGTAGCGATAATAACTGACCAACACTTTGGTGCTCGTAATGATTCTGTTCACTTTCTGGACTATTATGAAAAGTTTTACAAAGAAACATTCTTTCCAAAAATCGATGAGGAAAAAATTGATACCGTTTTAATTCTTGGTGATACATTTGACCGAAGAAAATACGTTAACTTCTTTTCACTCAAACGAACCAAAGAAATGTTTTTTGATGAACTTGCCAAAAGAAACATCACAGTACACATGTTGGCCGGCAATCATGATACGTATTTCAAAAACACAAATGATGTAAACTCCGTAGATTTGTTACTACGTGAGTATGAAAATATTAATGTGATTGACTCACCACAAACTATTCATTTGAAATATGAAAATGAAGAACATGATGTTTGTATGATTCCTTGGATATGTCCAGAGAACTATGATAATTGTATGTCAGAAATTAAAAATACTTCTGCAACGATATGCATGGGTCACTTTGAAATTGCTGGTTTTGCAATGCACCGTGGAATGCCATCTTTGGAAGGATTGAGTCGTGATATTTTTAAACGTTTTGAGTATACTTTTAGCGG